TATGAGAAACTCAACAATAATAGTAAAGAAAAAACGTTGTATTAATTGTGGTAATATTGATTATCATTTTTCTAAAAAAATGTGTAAGCAATGTGCAACAATATCTTCAACACAAAAACGTATGGAAGAATTTGAAGATGATTCTGAAAGTTTTAAAAATTTAGTTCAAGATTTAGACCATGTATTTAGTCAGTATTTAAGGAACAGATATGCTGATAAAAATGGAATTGTTGAATGTTATACTTGCGGTAAAAAGCATGCAATATCTGAAATACAGTGTGGTCATTTTATGGGTAGATCTAATTTATCAACAAGATGGATGGAAGATAATTGCAGACCACAATGTATGGAATGTAATTATTTCCAATCTGGAAACATGGATGAGTTTGAATATAGACTACATAAAGAAAATAATGCATTAGTGGAATACCTTAGAGAAACAGCAAGACAACCTACTAGACCTACTAAAGATGAGCTTAAAGCTTTAATCCTAGAATATAGGGCAAAGTTAAATTTGGTAAAAAAGAAATTTATTCAAAAATAATTTGTATTTTTACGGCAGTTATCATAGTTTAGTAGATTTAGTTTTTTACCCCTTACCTTAAAAAGTAGGGGGTTTTTAGTATAATAATAAAGTAACATAGTAAAGGTAAAACTTAACTAATATGAACACTGAGTAAAATTACTCAATACGCTGAGTAAATAAATTTAATTAAATTAATAATTTATTTTTTTAATTAAATTAATTAAATTAATTTTGTTTAAAAATAAATAAAACATGGCAAGAAGCATTAGCCCAGATTCGGTTTCAAGTAAGGTTGCCGAATTAAAATTAGGAGAACATATTAGATTAGATAATCCATATACATCTGTAATGGTAATGGTATCTAATTTAAAAAGAAAAGTAGAGCATAAGGACAAGTTATACAAAATTAAAGTTGTTGATAATGTTACTACGGTAAGTAGAATAAAATAAAAAAAACTAAAAAATATGCATATACAAACTATTAACTACACTAGGACTTTTAATTTAGGTAATTATTCTTCTGAAAAAATTGGAGTTGAATTTGCTCTTAATGAAGGAGAATCAGCAACAAAAGCTCTTGATTATGCAAGAGAATTAGTTGAAGAATACCATGCTGAAAATGTAAAAAGACAAAAACAACTTTATGATGAAAATGTTGGAGAATCATTATATAAGATTATAGGCGGTTCTAGTACTACAAATAAAAATGAAGTAATACCTACACAAACAAAGCAATCATTAGCTGAAAAAACAATTCAATTTATTAAAGAATGTAAATCAGTTAAAGAACTAAAAGCTTGGGAACTAATGGCTAAAACAGACCCTTTAATACATTCTGCTTATTCTGCAAAACTAAACACTCTATAACTATGGACTTTTCAAAAACATTATTTAGATCATCATCAATTGGTTATCTAATGACTGAACCTGTAACTAAAGCTGATAAAGAAGCTGGGTTACTTTCTAAAACTGCACAAAAACATTTGTTAGATGTTTATATAGCAGAAAAGTATGGCCGTAAAAAAGACATACAAACAAAACAAATGCGTAAGGGTATTGAGGTAGAACAAGAGTCAATCAATCTTTTATCTTTATACTTGAAGAAACCATTTATTAAAAATGAAGAAAGATTTTCAAATGATTTTATATCTGGACATCCTGATATTATTGATGAATGTATTATTGATATTAAGTCTAGTTATGATTTATGGACCTTTATGGGCAATTTACCAGATAAATTAGATAATTTATATTATTGGCAAATGCAAAGCTATATGTGGCTTACAAACAAGAATAAAGCTATTATTGCTTATTGTTTGGTTAATATTCCTGATTCAATTATAGAACAAGAAAAGTATTATTTGCTTAAAAATATGGATGTAATATCTGAACAAAGTCCTGAATTTATATATGAAGCTATGAAGCTAGAATTTAATATGAAATTTGATGATATTGATATTAAAGAAAGAATTTTAATGTATAGTATAGATAGAAATGAAGATGATATTTTAAGAATACAACATAAGATTGAAAAATCAAGAGAATTTTTATCAGATATTGAAGAAAAACATTTAAATTTTAATAAGTGAGTGTAGGTGCAAATATAATTAGTGCTATACAAAATTTGAGAATGGCTAAAGATCAATTTGAAGATTTTATTAGACAATATCCTAAATCATCAGGAGAAAGATTGTTTAAAAAATATATAGATAAAATTGATTGGATATTTTCAGATATAATAACTATACCATCTATTACTGATGAGGTTCGTATTGGAATTCGTAAAGAAATAGCAAGTGATGTTTTTGCAGTTCCAGCTATAGTAGAAAAAGTTTCATTACTTTCGCCAGAACAAAGAGAAATGATTGAAGATACAATTGATGCTATGTTAGCAGGGGAGGAAATTAAAATAGTAGATATAAAAGATATGCCATGACACCAATATAAGAACTAATAGAAAAATTAAAAATAAATCCAATTTTAAATGCTAATGTATTACATATGATAGAATCTTTAGATTTAATTAAAAAAGAACATGATGAAATAGTTAAAGCATTTAGAAATGGTTGGGCTAATGGTGTAAATTTTAAAGCAGATGCTGAAAATTATTTTGATAAAACTTATAAAATAAAATAATATGGAAAAGGTATTTGAAGGATGTGACTTTTGTATGCAATTTGACAATGATGAACCACATTTAATTGGTGCTACAATGGATTCAAATGGTTGTATTGAAGTTAAAGTAACTCCAATAATGGATGGTGGTGTAACATTTTTATGTCCTACAACAGGTAAAAAAGTAAGATTATTTGCTAGACCATTATCAGATTCAGGTAGAGAATTATTAGAAAAACCAGAAACAGAATAATATGATATATATAATAATTTTCTTAGTAATGGCAATATCGGCATTTGTTGGATATGAAATGTACAGTGAACCCTTTGAAGATAATGACAAAAAAACCCCCAAGTAGAAACTCAGGGGGTGCTTTGTTAACCAAAAACCGTATGTATGAAAAAAGAAAGTTAATTACCTTTAAGAGATAAAAAATCTTTAGTTGTTTTATCATTCCATATTCCTTTATTATCTCTAAGAGCTTGAAATGCTCTAGTAACTTTACTATGTGTTATAATTTGCTCTGTTTTTGGAGCATCAACAGCATATTTATATGCTTTTACCATTCTATTTTTAAATGAATTAAAACTTTCACCTCCTTTTGGAGATTCGTTTGGCTTTAAAATCCATTCTTTTTCATTAAATTCACCAGATTTTTTGCCTTCATAATCACCAATATTCCATGTACTTAAAAGTTCATTTGTTATATGTGGTATTCCAGCTTTTTTAGCAATTATATTAGCAGTTTCAACAGCTCTTTTAACTTTACTACTAACTATTTTCTTTTTACCAGCATCTTTAGCATGTTCTCCAATCTCTTCAGCGTATTTTTTACCTTTTTCAGTTAAGTTTGTTGGTTTTACACCATTTTCTAAATTATTTGCAGTAGCATCATCTTCACCATGTTCATATATTTCAGTATCATCAATTCGGATAGGTGCAACTTTTGGTGCATCTTCCTTAACTTTTTTCATTATACTTAACTTACTCATTATTTTTTATCTTTATTATATTCTGGGTGTTCTTTATGCCATTTTTTTACAGCAGCAACACCTTCAGCAATTGTCATACTATGATCAACATCAGTCAAATCTATTGTAGTCCATTTACCTTTATCAACATCTGGATGAGTTACCATAATATCACCTTTATGACCTTTACCTATATTATTTGGTTTTTCATAAACAACATGTCTTTCGCCTCCAGCTTTCACAGTTTCTTTTTTCATCATTTTTAAAGGCTTCATAAAATTTAATATTTTTTGCTAATTTAAGATTTTTTATACATATTTGCAAATTACAAATATGCTTTGTTAAACCTAAAAAATAAATTATGAAAAAATTAATTGTATTATTGCTATTATTTACTAGTTGTATAACATCTAAAAAAATTCATAAAAAATATCCTATTATACATCGTATAAGTAAAAATAAATTAATAATAAAGGACTCTTTAACTATATATGAATTAAGATTGGGGCTTTAAAATAATAATTGATTAAAATTATTTTTGTTGAAATCCTAAATATTTGCTTAGAGCTTCATATTGTTTTTCTTTAGGTAAAGGAACAATTAATTGCGACATGTTTCCGGGAGGTGGGTATTCACCATATTTTTTCTTATATTCTTCTCTTTGGTTTGCTTGATAATTAATTATAGGATCCATTTCTTGCATTGTAGTTAAATATCTTCCACCCTTTGGAGCTAAGTTTTTTCTAAGACTATCTACATATTTAATTGCTCCAGGTGTGTTAGATGTAGATAAAATATAATTCCAATATTCTTTTGCTGCTTTTTTATCATTATTGTCAAATACAAGCATTTTTTCTGGATATTTACTTCCTTTATCTGTTGTAGTTATAGGATATGGTTCATTTTCTTTAATTTGTTCAATTTTACGAACTTTATCTAATGAATTTAACAAATACTGTGTTCTAGCTCCTAAAATATTATCAACATAACTACCTGATTTAGTAGGTCCGTAATCTTTTTCCATTTGAGCTAGTTGTTGCTGACCAAGTTCTGTAGATGCTAATTTTTTTATTAATGCTTCTTGAAATTCTTTATTTGATGTAATTGGCAAATTGTGTTCTTTTGCAGCCGTAAGAACAATTTCTGGTGTTACTCCTCCGGCAGAAGCCGCATTACTCATACCTGTTGGTGTTTTTTCATTGCCACCACCATATAAAGTTAATCCAGTGCCTTTAATTTTAATTGGATTACCAGGTCCTACAATTGATTCAGAATTAGATAATTCATATGGATTTGATAACATTGGTAAAATTGCCATTTTATTTATTTTAAACTTAACAAGTATAATGTTTCTGCAAATAATTGAGCTATTTCATCTACTTGATTTTGAATCCAGCTTTCTTGATAAATTTCTTGTCTATCTTCTTGAAGAGTTTCGTAGCATTTTTTAAAATACTTTATAACTTGTTCAACATTTTTATAATCTATTGGTTCTCCAATTTCGTATCCTTCTGGTCTATCATAAATACCACTAACACTTTCAACTAGACCATCAATTAATTCTAAAACTTCATCATAAAAATTATTTAATGCTTTATGTACAGCATGAGAATCTGTTTGATGGTGCCAAACTATAGATTGATCAAATGCTGTTTTTAAATCACTTACAAATTCTACAAAATTATTATCTACTGAAACCATATTATTATTTTTAGCTAAATTACGATATTTTAAACTATTATCAAAACCACATTTATGGCAAACATACTTATCACTTTCCTTTGAATCTTTTGTATTCCAATGCCATCCACAATTTGCACATGTAATTTCTTGATTTGGCATATTTAAGATTTTTTATGTGCATTAGCAAACTTTCTAGCAGCTTCAACACTACCAAATCCCCAAGCTTTTAAAGCTAAAGCTTTTCTTGTTGGCTCACCATTTGGTTTTTTCATAGCTCCCATCATACCAGAAAACCTCGCTGCAAATGAAACCCTACGAGGATTAACTCCAGACTTAACAGGAGCTTTTAAATGACCACCATGTGCATGATTATATGAATCACGACCTTTTTGGTTTAATCCACCTTCAGGATTTTTGCCTTCTTTTCTTTCCCAAGCTTCTGACATAACTATTTTTTTTCTTGTGCTTTAATTTTTTTCTCTTGTTTTAACATTTCAGGAGTAGGTTTTTTACCACTGCCCTTATTTGCACGAATGTTATCCCATAATCCACGAGGTGAATATGATCCATCAGCTCTTTTCATCATTTGTAATTTACTTTTCATACGCTAATTTACGAATTTTTTATGAACCAAGCTAAACTTCCTTCTTTAGGCTCGTTTTTAGCCTCTTCTTTTGCTTTTATTAATACTTGTTCCATTTTTGGATTATCTTCCAATTTTGAGGCTAATTCTACTGGAGAAACAGTATTACCATTTGGGTACTTCCTATGCCAATATACACGACATTTTTCTGAACAAAACTTTTTCTTTGATGTTTTGCTTTCCATTCTTTCATTGCAATAAATGCAAAAAGGTGATCTATTTATCATTTGTTACGATTTGTTACGCTAAGTTACGATTTGTTACGATACAAGCCAATATTTTGTTACGATTATCATCCCCCATCCCCCATCATCCCATATAAACCCATACATAAAAAACCAATTACTCCCATGCCCAACAATCCCACCAATTGCAAGAGC